TTTTTAGAATGAGAAAGCACTCTACGTCGATTCACAGCCTTCTTAGAAGCTGGAGGACGTGGAGCCTGAGGTGCAGAATTAGTAGCTATGATGGAAAGGTCTTGAAGTACGTCAGAGAGTTGCGTGGTAGCCTTATTAATGTTCCGTGTAACACTTGATTTAAGTGCATTTACCGTTGTGGTAGAGCCGAACACTAAGTTAACAGACCAAAGTCTACCTATGGTCGTAAGGACTACTGAGTAAGATAATGAAAGATTTCTCCTCTTATTCTCCACTCTTTTGTCCGAAGTGAAAAGATGGTTAAGTGTTGACAACATACGGTGGAACAGGGCGCGGCTTTGACCACTTGGACTCATGTCGCTATCAAGCCAGATAGAAGAAACACTAGTACGGAAGATATCAAGTAAACCAAGACGAGCTCTTGCTACGATAGAAGCATCCATTGAGTTGAGTGAGTGAAGTAGCTCAGAAATTCGGTTAGCCTCTGCACGTGAGGCAAGAACAATAGGATGATTAGGAGTAATTGGGCCAGCACCATCTAGGATTTCACCAAGCCGGGCAAGTTCCTCCTCGTCGAGATCTTGCCGCAACCAGTCATCCCTCACAAACTGAGGTATTGCATCTGGTCGCGCATTGGCGGCCGCTAGGATGTCTAATGAATCATTGATCGTGACTGTTGCACGTAATAAACTATCGAGACGTTTAAGCGCCTCTGATGCAGCTATGTAAGTGAATAGTTCGATCAAGTTGCCTTTAGTTAGGCTAGGGAACTCTGGGATCCAAGTCTTAAGATCTGTTAATTTAGTATTAGGTGCATACTGGTGCAGGAGACCTGTTGTCTCTATTGGTGCAATGTTAAGTTTAACTAAGGTAGTAAGGTTTTCAGCATCAAGTAGACCTGAAATAAAGCTCCAGAAGATGTTATCAGAGAATTGCCACCCACGTAAGTAGAGGTCATTCTGTAGATCAGGACCAAGACGCCCATCCCGAATGGTGTTAATAATGAGCTTAGGGTTGAAACGTGTAATCTCGACTCCATCCATGAAGACCCTTTTGCAAATTTCTGCCGTCGGGATAGCGTCCGGTACATGTGTAATAGACTTAGTTAAGTTGATGGGTACTCCAAGTACCTCCATTAGAGCTAGATACTCTTTGGAAACTGATGCATTGGTTATACCTGAGTCATCGCCAAGAACGGCGTAAGCAGTGTAGTTATCTACTTCAGCTCTCATTGCTGCTATTTGAATTATTACATGATGAGTTAATGCAAGCATTGGGAATGAAGATCGAGCACCCATTGGCTGACCAGTAGAGTATCTAATTAAGTCACCATTGTTTGTCATGAAGTCACGTCCGA